AACAGGTAATCAATCATTTGGTTACTTTGGTGGTGGACGTCCTGGTCCATTATCAACAGTAGACCGCATAGATTACTCTAATGATACTGCAACGGCATCACCTAAAGGACCATTAAGTCTTGCTAGATTTCAATTAGCATCAACAGGTAATCAATCATTTGGTTACTTTGGTGCAGGTTTTCCTGGTCCAGTATCAACAGTAGACCGCATAGATTACTCTAATGATACTGCAACGGCATCACCTAAAGGACCATTAAGTCTTGCTAGGCGTCGTTTAGTAGCAACAGGTAACAGTTTCTATGGTTACTTTGCTGGAGGTGGACCTTCACCATTATTATCAACAGTAGACCGTATAGATTACGCTAATGATACGGCAACTGCATCACCAAAAGGTCCATTGAGTGTTGCTAGAGAGAATTTAGCAGCAACAGGTAATAGTTCCTTTGGTTACTTTAGTGGTGGTAGTGGTGCTTCTATTATATCAACAGTAGATCGTATAGATTACTCTAATGATACGACAACTGCATCACCAAAAGGTCCATTGAGTGTTGGTAAATCTCAATTAGCAGCATCCTCCGCAAGAGCAAACGGATTCTCTGCGATTGATAGACCAACAATAGCAAACTCACCAATCCAAAATTATCCATAATATTATTTTGTTATTTCGGTGGTGGTTTACCTGGTTCAGTATCAACAGTATATCGTATAGATTACTCTAATGATACAGCAACAGCATCAGTAAGGGATCCATTAAGTTCTTCTAGATATCAATCAGCAGCAAACGGACTACCACAATAAATAGTCAAAACAACATATATTATGATTGAAAATCCATTATCTTATATTCTCATTCGTCCTAATGTTATTAATCCAGAAGGTCTTCAAGAACTAATCGCTCATATCAAATCTTCACCAGCAGAAGATTTATCTGTTTTTGATCCAGACAAAACAAATGCAACTGGAAAAACATCCTGGATTGTAGACAAAAAAACCAGAGACACTCAAATTGTTCCTATGGGTTCTCTATATCCAAAGATTGAAGACCTTTTTCGCAACACAGTCAAAAATATCATCAATCCTTTCTATCAAGTAGAAGTGAATAGTAGTGAAATACCGCAGGTACTTTCTTATGGTATTGGAGGTCACTATCGTCCTCACATTGATGGTAGGTCCTTGTGGATTGCTCCTAATGGTGATAAGATTTGGAGACGATCAACATGTCGTGACCTCTCAATAATTTTTTATATTAATGATGAATTTGAAGGTGGTGAATTAATATTTCCAAATCTTCATATTCAAATAAGACCAAAACCAGGTATGATGGTTTGTTTTCCTTCAGATCAAAATTATTTACATGGAGTGACGCCGATAAAAAGTGGGGTGAGATATTCAATTGTCTCGTGGGCAACGGTAAAAGGAGAACAAACAAAAGAAGAAGAAGACCAAGAGATTTTAAGAAGATATGGAGTTAATTAGACATAAATAAAGGTGCCTGGTTTATTAGTACTTTTCAGGTGAGAATAGGTTTAATACTTGTAATATAAATATTTAAAAACTTTCATAGATAAATGCAATATCTTAAGCACTATTGGATTTATACACACTCAGGTAATTATTGCTGTGAAGATAACCCAGTCGAAAAGAGACATCCTGAAGCAGAATTTCCTGGTCTTGATGTAAAAATATGGATGCAAGATGAAAATGGAATTGATGTTTGTCTATCTATAGTTCCTGATAGTACTCCTGTTGCCGATGTTTTTGATGTACACGACAAGACGATAAAGGTTGTTCAGGTCTTAACTGAAGAGGAATTCAATTCAGTACAAACTCCACTTCTTGAATCTCAAACTCTTCGTCAAGAAGCACATCAAGAAACCGATGAGGTTCTCAAAGCAGAAAAAGAAGCAGTAGCAGATGCTAAATTTGAAGAGGCAAGACAAGCACTCTTTGCTCTTTGAACCACTTGACAAACTGACCTAAAATATCTTATAATATCCAAGTATTTGTATTTTTGAGATTAAAATATTTCACTTTTTCGGAAATAAAAAAATGTGAGATATTGAAATAATGAACTCCTGAGATGCTAAAGGCATCATATGGTCATACAAAACATCAATAAATTAATATAAATCCTATAATTACTATGAACTTTGCAGTATATACCAAAAATGATTGTAAATATTGTTATAAAATAAAACAAGTCTTAGATTTGACAGGAAGCAAGTACGTGGTGTATAATCTTGATGAGCACTTCACTAAAGATGAATTCTATTCTGAATTTGGAGAAGGTTCCACATTTCCACAAGTTATTTGCGATAATAAAAAGTTAGGTGGTTGCACTGACACGATCAAATTCCTCAAGGAACACCATGTCATCAAGACCTGAATACCTAAATAAAAAAGAAGATTATCGTAATCGTGGAGTTGAAGTTTTATTATATGGAGGTAAAACAAAACAAACTCAACCGTTTCGTATTATTCATAAGAAGATAGTTTCTTTATTTAAAAGGGAATTTACTATCTATTTTGAATTTTTTATTCAATCCAGGAAAAAATAGTTTCCCTCAGGAGAAAAAACATGTTAGCAGTTAGTTTAGTTTTTGGTTCCTTCTTGGCTATATTATATCTCATTATTGGTCTTGTGATTGGTTGGGTTACTAGAGAATACATGATGAACTATCAAGACAAACCAAAACTACATCCAGAATTTTTTGATGGTAATGGAAACGTAATTGCAGATGAAGTAGTTGCAGTAAGTTTTAATCCTGATTACTTTCTAGATGATGATATGGATGACGATGACGATGAATAACTAAATTGTAAATTATTTTTTTATATGACAACATCAGCAAAAAAGAAACCCGTAGCAGTAAAATCTAAAGCGGTTACAGCAAAACCTGTAGAACCTGTAATGAAAGATCTTCCAGCAAATCCATTTGCATTTGAAGTTCTTCAACTGGCATCAAAACAAAGAACTAATGCAAAAAAAGTGGAAGTTCTACAAAAGTATGAACATCCATCACTTAAAGCAATTTTTATTTGGAACTTTGATGAAAGTGTAATTTCAGTTCTCCCCCCTGGAGAGGTTCCTTATTCTAGTGTGGGTGAACAGAATTCCTTTAGTGGTACTGTATCTGAAAAAATTGGAGATGCAGTTGCAAAAATGGGTGAACTTGGAAGCAATTCTTTAGGTTCACAAGATCAAGGATTCTCATCTATTCGTAAAGAATATGAGAGATTTTATAACTTTATTAAAGGTGGTAACGACAGTTTAAGTTCTCTTCGTAGAGAAACTATGTTTATTAATATTCTTCAAGGTCTTCATCCAAGAGAAGCAGAAATTTTAGTCCTTGTTAAAGATAAAAGACTTCAAACTAAATATAAAATAACGAAAGAGATTGTCTCAGAATCTTACTCCGATATTCAATGGGGTGGTCGTTCATGAGTGTAGTAGTAGGAGCGAAGAAAAAAATGGCAGAAAAATCAAAAAACCAAAAAGAAATTCTGCCACATGAATATGGATGTCAAATTCTTCTAGAAAAAACTACAATCGATAAAGCAAAAGACACATCCTTTCCTAATGATGCTTATTTAATTTGGTATAATCTTGAAGGAAAACAGTATGTAGATTTAACTCGTTGCCATAAAAGAGTTAATCTTTTTGATATGTATTATGATAAGTATGGTCCAGGAGCAGTTCAAAAAATTGATTTTGGATATGGAAGAGTTAATCCTCGTATTTGGGGATACAAGCAACCTGAGAAAAAGAAAAGAAAATGACAGCAGGATTTGGTGGTCAAGGAAAAGAAAATAGAATTGGAAAAGACGCAAATATTACTATTGATCTAGACAATATAGATATTGTTTTAAGGAAATATAAAAAGATTAAAAAATATCAAAAGTCATCTCTGTTCGCTATCAAAACAATGGACGGCACAGAAGAGATTGTGAGTTCCTTGATTAAGGAAGCGGAGGAAAATCCACTGTAAAATGGGTAAGCATTATCTACTTAACTTGTATGGATGCTCGTTTGTCCTTTTGGACGACGAGCGTTGTCTTATAGACTTATTAGAGTGTGCAGCAATAGCAAGCGGCGCAACTGTGGTTCAGACTATTTCGAAAAAGTTTGATCCACAAGGAGTTACTGTGATTTGTTTGCTTTCTGAAAGTCATATTAGCATTCATACTTGGCCAGAGGAAGGTAAGGCAGCAGTGGATGTATATACCTGTGGAGATTGTAATCCAAAGATCGGGTGTGATATGATTATCCACCAACTCTTTGCTACGAATCACACGTTAAGTTACATAGAACGGTAACAAAAGTTACAAAAGTTCTTGCATAGATATTTCAATAGGTCTATAATGACCTTACGTTCATCCCTTTGGGACGGAAGTAAGCCGACGCGGAACGGATCGTTCATTCG